ATAGTGGACGCGGACGTGCAGCTCACCCAAAGGTGTAGAAGCTGCTGCAACGCCACCAGTTGACGACTGGACACCAGAAATATAAACCAAAACACCATAGTGTCCCACAGTAGATGGGAAACTTGTGCCGTTGCCAGCACGTACAGCGAGGTTGGCAAGATGAGCATCATCCGCGCCCCACATGTTGGTGGTTGGTTTGAAAAGCAAAGCCTCTTCACCGAACCTACGGAAAATACCCAAAAGGGAATCCTCCTGTAAAGAAGCGAGTGGATAGTAACGGTAACCGGGAAGGTTTACCATATCCTCAAACTTATTCGGCAAAGCCGTTTGCCAACCATTCTGTTGTTCAGCCTGAGCCGGCTCATTGGAACCAATAGTGCTAAGATTGTTAATGGTCATGCGGTTGAAATTAATTGGGACAGGGGCCATGTGCACCTCACCTGACACGGTGCTAAAATTCATAGAAGAAACGAATTTAGCTCCGCCAGCTACAGCACGCGCAGAAGAAAACAGCGCGCGCATAGCCGTGAGGTTGCCAATGACATTGTCAACACCACCCCCAGCGATTAGACCCGAGGTGGGTCCAAAAGCATTCAGAGACGAGGTGGCGCCAGTATAAACTATACCATTCGGCCAATTAAAGACATTAGTGTTCCCGGCCCAGAAACCTGTGGCAGGAGTGCCAACCACACCCTGAACCACAACAGCGCTGGGGTCAGGGGTGATGCAGAAAAGCGCAGTACCGGTGTTTGGCGCAACGGCGACCATGTTGAGATCAGTGAAACCTCCGACAGCAGGCGCCGTCGAGACTGTCGCAACAAAGTTGCCAGTAAATGTGCCAGACAACCCCTGGTAATCGTCCGGATACCTAATACCATCAGCGTCCTCGGACCAAGGGTCCACATAAGCTGAGACAATATCCGGTATGCCGGGGATGGCGGGGGTGTTGGACCCTCGCCCTGCGCGCCCACGTTGGGAAAACCCTCGATGCAGAACCATCTGGCCATTAGCTTCCTTGTCCAAGAAATTGGAACGGGAAGGGAGCAGGGCCGGTTGGTTCGTACGTCGCCCAGTTCCAGACCTGGAACGAGACCGAGATCGAGAACGGGAACGCGTGCGTGAAGAAAAAGTAACGGAAGCCCGGCGACGCCGGGCAGGAATAGTAATTTTATTTCGTCGAGCCATGTGAGTGTATGGGATCCCTCCTCACAAAGAGACTGTTCATCGTGGTCCCCCAATGGGTTGAGCCGTGCAGTCGTTCGGCATTCTGTATAGCACGTAAATATTTACACCCGAAGGAAACGTTTTGGTCAATTTAAGAACCACGACCCCAAAACTAGGCGTCCCGAGGCATACGCCTACGAGGGTGCCACTGCGCGGGATTCAGTGTCACCTTGGAACGTCTATAAAAATCCTCTATAGCCAACTGTTCTGGCGGGGTATATCCATACGCGAGCCAGAAGCTATAACGTGTCCTGGGATGGACGTCCGAGTAAACGCGTCTCATGTCACGAGACATAGTACGCACTCCCCACGACTGCCCATCCACCACCGAGGCATGAAACTCGCCGGCACGGAGATAAGCGGCATAAAAATCCTGGAAAACCGGGATGCCGCCAGTGGCTGCCATACCCCCAGTGCCCACAGCATGCAACCAACCCCGGAAAAGGGAAGTGGTGCCATAAGGCTGTAAGCACATAGAATCTTTGGCAATGGCGTAATGAGGGTGGCGTACCATAACATAATGGTGTGCCTCAGGTCCAACCCAGACCGGGTGGGACTGACAAAACTCCAAAGCCTCAAGATCAAAGGCAGGCGGTTCAACCTCCATCGAAAACCCCATGCCTAGGAACCAGGCATCGAGTCCAGCTGAGAACCGTGGGAGATCACGTCGTTCCATAAAAACGACGCAATCGTCCCCATTGTTGGCCAAGTGAACTCGCACTCCGCAAAACAGAGCGTAAGCAAACACCATAAGGCACATCAACAAACAATTCCCAAGACCGGTGTTCATGTCACCAGACATACGACCACCATCAGTCCTATACTTAAGACGGCCGTCTGCGGTGTACCCCGTACACACGTTACGCAACTGCTGCCGGAGGAGTGCGCCAAGCTTACGACGATGCCCATGGTTCCTGAAACATTGCAAATAAATGCGATGTTCAGTGGCTAGAGCATCCCTCGAAACGTGCTGATCAAAACGACTAGCATCTAGACCGACTGCGACCGGATCGCTGAAATCGGCCCACTTAGCAAACATGCACTCCCCCACTCGTGCAGCATTCATACCCTTCATGACAGTTGGCTGCCCAAACATACGGCCTATCGCCAAATAGAGCCGCTCCTCGATTGGTCGCAAAAACCGACCGAGTTCGATGTTGTACCGCGGGTCGCGTGGGCTAATAACCCGCGGTACTGGGTCCGCCTTACGAGTAAAATCCGTCTTCTCGTACTTGACGAACACCTTGACGTGGCTATCTTTCGGCTGTAAACTCACCCTCAGTAAGCTCTCGAAAGCACGTTGGTACACCTTCCTCTTGGGACCCCGGAATGTCGAGACAAACTCGGCATAACTCAACGGAGCGGCAAGCGGCAGGTGTGGAGCCAACGCATCCAAAGCTGCAGACAGAGCAGCCTGGAAATGTCCACGTCTAGGTCGAGGGGGTGCCCGAAATTGGCCATTATGCCTAACATAAAAGACCCTTTCCTTGACCGCCCTCTCCAGCGTGTCTAGATCATTCCGGTAACCGTACAGCAAAACAGGGGGGGAGATACCCCCTACACGCAACATCCTACGGTTCCGTACATCACCCCACCTCCGCACAACCTGCAGGTGAGGATGGTCTGGAGCCAAAGAGCGTCCAGATCCTACCCCAGGTATGGAGGCAAGGCCCCCCTAGAGATCAGGAGTGGTGGAAACCCAATTCCACCACCTGGTGAAAAGGGTTTCCCTATTACTACGTGCCGCCCAACTCCACGTGGAAATAAGACGATCCATACTAACAGCCGTGGTTGAGCGGACATAACTCAGCTCAACAGCCATATCAATGATATGGGCACGGTCACACCTACGAACCCGAGGGTAATTATCAAGATGATCCCTAAGGAATTTCCGTGTGACCAAAACGTCCGCTTCGGTGCGCGGTCGGGGCCCAAACTGGCAGTACCCAACCAAACCGAGAGCACGGGCGAGATCACCACGCGGGCGTCCCCTAAAACGCGGAACAGGGTGCGGGGGATCATCCTCCCCCCGCTGTTCATTGTCGCCATCTACAGCGCTGACTACCTCCTCAACAGAATCGACATGGTCGTCGACGTTGTCGATGGCACGAGTGGCAGCCACCTCATCAGTAAAAGAACAGTATAACTTATAACCAAGAACGGCAGACGTAACAACAGCGGTGGTTGCTGCCACGCAGGCAGTGGCAAATGCGTACCTGCGTGTAGCGCGTTGAATCTTGGTTAAATTAATCTTGTACTTCATTATATGGTGGGGGTGGATCGATTAGCGCTAGCCCATCCGGCTCGTCCGGGCC